GGTGTCCGTACCACCGCTAAAAAAGAAGTGTGTTCCTATGTTATTTATCCTCAGCCGCTCAGTTGGCGATGCGCTGCCATCTTGACTAACGGAGAACACTAATCTGCCAGGAACATCACCCGTAGAAACGCCGCCATCAACTACTGCTTCAATGCGAGCAGAGTTTCTGAAGTTTGTACCATCAGAAGCATCAAAGGTAATTGAACCTATGGTGTCTCCACTGGAGAGAGCGCCTGAAGTGTGTGATCCGACAGTTCCGCTTCTGCAAGCCGACAGGTGAAGTTGAACACCGCCGTAGTTGGTGTAAGTGCTAGCAGTCGAGTTCCAGATGCTAAAACTTGCAACGGCATTTTGATCGCTGCGTGCTACTTGAAACCGTCCCTGCCAATCGCTCGCACCGTCGTAATACGCGCCAGTGCTCGAAGACGTGCCAACTAAAAAACGACCTGACGTATCCCACCTTCCTATCTCGGTTCCTCCGGCTCCTCTAAACAGCAAAGGTGATGCCTGGAGGCTTAGCTGAACACTGGTGTCGCCTGCATCATTTAGGGCTTGAATCCTTTGATCACCGCTGCCACCGGTCGCAAAACGAACGTTTTCGTTAGTGCCGTTGTTGATGTGAAGTTTGGCCTGAGGCGTCGTAGTGCCAATCCCTACTCGGCCTGAGGAGTCGATCCTCATGCGCTCATCAGTAATGGCCAGAGTGCTGCCATCCGCTTGGTTTCGCGTGTAAAAGGCAAGCCCACAGTTAAATCCGCCGGAACCATCTAGCGCTACTGCTCCAATCCCAGCACGTGCTCGGTCGCCATTGCCAGTCAATGAGAAGTTTAGATTTAGCCTATCATTAGTTGCTGTTGATGTTGTCATTAACAGGGCGGCACCTGTTGACACATCATTTCCGGCCAATGACTGTGCGACGTGCAGCCGGGAAACAGGGCTACTAGTCCCCAGACCTAATTTCCCGTCGTCAGTGATGCGGGCTTTTTCGCTAGTACTGCCATTCGTAAAGAAACGAATAGCTTGGCCGGTTTCAGCAAACACGCCAGCATCAGCACTTGTGTCACCAAGAAAAGCTCCGGTTAGGCCAAAGACGGCTTTTTGTGTGCCATTTTGATGACAGCCAAAATATCCGCCTCCAGTGGAAGATGTGTTATCAGCGACGATTCCAGCATAGCTACCTGACGACTTGTAACGAATCCCTAGTGTCGCACTACCAAATACATCTAAAGGGTTAGACGGCGTACCCGCAACACCGATTTTCCCGTCACTTGTAACAAACAACCGCCCAGTGCCATTAGTCGAGATGGCTACTTGGTCTGCGCCAGGGGAGTAAATGCCAGAATTTGCGTCCCCGCTAAAAAATAGTCCTGGAGTGGAAGCGCTGCCTGTAATAATTCCCAGCGCACCGGTCATGGTATCGCCAGTAGTGTTTACAAATTCACCAGCTTCACTACGCCATGCAGCACCGTCCCAAATCCTGAATACATAAGTGCCACCACTAGTATCAAGCCATTGCTCTCCTAGCGAATTGCCGGCAGTGCCACCACTCGCAGGCACGGCATTAGGAGCGCCGCTACCCACATGCACAGGCCCCACTTTTACTAGGCTTCCATTGCTGTCCTTAAAGAACATGCCAGGACTACCACTTGCATAGTTAATGGCAACTTGCCCATCAACCATGGAAGCAGGATTTGGACGCTTATCCAGCGTCGAGGAACGTAAATGCTGAAGAACGCCAGCCATAATTAAAAGCCTTTCAAAATTGAAAAAGACTAAATAGTCTTTCGCAATTCTAAAAGGCTTTGCTGTCTATTGATTAGAAAGTTCCTTCATCAATGGTGGCGTCAATGGTGCCAGCGGAGAAATTTCCGCTACTATCACGAGCAACAATTGCACTTGTAGTGTTGGCGCTAGTAGCAGTGGTGGCGCTGTTGCTAACTTTTCCTGCCGTCGAAATAGTTGATAGCTTGGTATCAGCAATGCTGCCAGCAAGCATCGTATTAGTGACAGTGCCAGTGTCGCCAGTGGTGATGATGGTGCCAGTAGTATCTGGCAGCGTAACCACTTTATCGGAAGTGGCATCAGCAGCAGTAAGTTGAATTTCAAAAGCGTTATCAGTGGCGCCTTCAAACAACAGCGTACCAGCGTTTCCGATGACCACTTCGCCAGTAATGGTGCCACCCGCCCTCGGAAGGGCAGCATTGGCAAGGTCAAAAGCGCTCTTGACTGCAGTGGCAGTAGCGGCAAGAGATGAGCTGGTAGTGCTCGTGCTATCAGTGAGCTGGACGCTTCCCCTTACGCTTGTCGATGCATCGGGAATAGAAATAACGGGAGTAGTGCTTCCGCTAACAACAGTGAGTGGAGAATTAACACTTACTGAAGTGACCGTACCAACAGTAGGAGTGGTCCAATGCACGCCACCGCCAAAGGCTGAATTAGCCGTAAGCACTTGTCCATTGGTCCCAACTGCTTGCCTAACAAGCGTTGTTCCACTGGCAACAAGAATGTCGCCTTTCGTGTAGGTATTAAAGCCCGTGCCGCCATAACCAGTGGTCAAAATGCCACTTGCCACATTATTGATATTGCGGCATTCAGTATTAACTTCTTCAATGGCGGATTGCACATTGGTGCTGCCGATAGTACCAGCGGGAGCAAATGCAACGTTAGAAGCAGTTTGCGACAGATAGGTGGAACTAACGTCAAGCTCCACCCATGCCGTACCATTACAAAGCAGAATATCAGGCGGCTGAAGAATTGTTTCAGGAGCAGGAGAAGTACCTGTTCCCCCACTGGCTACTACAACGTAATAACGATTAAAAGTGGTAGACGCTGCTGGTAATGGTTGACCAACTGAAAGCCCAATACCGGCGCCATCGGCGCTTACGCTTGCAATAGTATTGCCGCTTGCATTGTAAGTGCCGCCAAAGATGATTTCGCCAACACTAATACCAACCGGGTTCCAAACGTTACCATCCCATAGATAAAGATCTTTCTCCAATGGATTGAAGAAGAATTGCCCAATAAAATCTGCAACTGGCGGAGCTTCGCCAAATTGGCTCACTGAATAGTTAGCAAGCTTAGAAGCAAGAATTGCCTCGTCTGCAATAAAGCCGCTACCAAATGTACCAGTGGTAATTTTGCTTGCAGGAAGAGAAGGAATATCATCAGCAACGAGAGAAGCTTCACCAGCACTAACGTGCCCCTGCTCATCTACTGTCACTTTGTAATAAGTGCCAGAAGCCACGCTATTTGCGTGATTAAAAATGCCGCTAACAGTGACAAGGCCCGTACCAGCTTGCGCAACGCCCAGGGCAGCAGTGGTCGCCTTGGGAAGATCGTCGGCAGTAATAGCACGAAAAGTAGGAGCAGCGTCAGCATTGCCACTTGCCGGACCAGCAAAGAAGCGTGTTGCTACTTGCGTATTTAACGAAGGAACAATGGAAGCACTAAATTCATCAGGGTAAGATGTGGCATAAGTGTAAACAGTGTCGCCCGAAATGACAGCAGTAGCGAGCCCACTTTGCCTCCGCCAAGCACTTCCCGTCCAAGTGTATTCAACACCAGTATTTGTATTGAGCCATTGCTGACCAATAAAATCGCCATCGCCCGTGGGAGTGGAGCCAGCAACAACAGCAGCAGAATTGTCGGACAGCTTTGCAGCAGTTACGCCGCTGTCAACAATTTTTGCCGTGGTAATTGCACTATTGAGGATCTTGACAGTTGTGACGGCATCATTGGCAATGGTGGTAGCAAATCCAGCCGTGCCAGTGCCCGTGATGTCCCCCGAAAGAGTAATGGTTTGATCGCCAGTATTGGTGCCAGTGGAAGTGCCAGAAAAGCTTCCATTTTGTGTGGCAAGCGTGCCAAGGCCAAGCGTCGTGCGAATGTCAGCAACGCTGGCGTCATCAAGAATGGAGCGAGCTGCGGAAGTACAAGCAATCTCCTCTACCGTGCCACCACTTGCAGAAAAACGACCAAGGATGACATCGCTTGAGCTTGTAGCCTGAATTTTTGCATAAGAAACTGCTGCATTAGCAATTTTGGCAGTTGTAACGTTGCTGTCAACAATCTTGACAGTAGTAACTGAATCACTCGCAAGTTTGGCTGCCGTAACGTTTGCGTCAACAATCTTGACAGCAGTAACGCCACTATCAACAAGCTTTGCAGTGGTAATCGCACTGTCGGCAATATTGGCAGTGACAATGGAAGAGGAATCATAGTCACCACTTCCAACTGTATTTTTTACGGCTAGCGAACCAAGGCCAAGCGTTGTACGCTGAGCGCTTGCATCTGCATCATCAAGAATGGCACGACCAGCAGCAGTGATCGTACTAGTGGCGTAAGTGTCAGAAGCAGTGGTATAAATGAGCTGACCAGACGCAGTGGTCAGTCCTGCAATTGAAGCCAGTGCAGCGTCATAAGCCTGCACGTCAGTGCCAATAGCCAAGCCAAGATTGGTGCGAGCGCCAGAAGCAGTAGAGGCGCCTGTGCCGCCATCTGCAACTGCGAGATCAGTGATGCCACTGATGACACCTCCATTGATCGTTGCATAAGAAATGGTGCCACTGCTGAGCACGGCTGTGCCGCCAGTGATCACCACGCCAGAAGCAGCTTGCACTGCCATGGTGCCAAGGCCAAGTGTTGTACGCTGAGCAGCAGCATCGGCATCGTCCAGGAGCGCCCTACCAGCTTCAGTGAGCGTGATGCTTTCCACGTTGCCGCTACCAGCGGAAGCGCGACCAAGAAGCACGCCACTTGCTACTTGCTGGATCTTGGCAAACGTAACTGCATTGTCTGCAATGGCAGCAGTGGGAATGGATCCACTTGCATAGCTTCCAGAGGGAATGGAGCTGGCAGTAATG